AGCCAGAAAAGTAGAAGTAACAGCAGGAGGCGATGATCGGGCAATTGCATATGATATTACTGGCACTGACCTAAGAGGCAATGTTCAAACTGAAAGATTAACTGGTGGCAATAGTGCGGCCACAGTAACTACTGCTTTTTTTAAAACCGTTACTGCAATAACAGCAGTGGGTGACCCTGCAGGCAATCCAATTGCAGGTACAGAAGCTGCCGGAAATATCGCTGATGTAGTGCTTACCACTGACTGTAGACTAAAAGGATTTTCTATTGTGTCAGGAGGTACTGCTGGTGTAGTTGAATTCCGCAAAGGCAGTGAAACTGGAACAATATTATTCAAAGCCAGAACACTTGGCACTGACAACACAACTGTTGATCACACAATACCAGGAGATGGAGTATTATTCGAAGGTGGCTGTTACGTGACTTACACTCTGGCTACTATTGACATGATGACTTTTTACTTCAATTAATTATGGATCTCAACGCAGTAGCACAGGACTTATTTGACGAATTAAAGAGTCGTTACAGCGAACTAACGTTGGGTGACGATACAGCACAAACCACAATCGATCCACAAAGTGCCAGATTTTTTAAGTTTTCTTGGAACAACAATGCAGTTAGTATTGCACTAGACGAAGAAACGTTAAGACTTGTTTACAACAAAGATTTAACCAACTCACTAGAAGAAGAGCAAGAACAAAACTGGTATAAATTTGCAAGAACCATGAGAGAATTTGCAGTGACACATAATTTAGGATTTAAGCCACAAGACGTGGAAAAATTAGACTTGGAACAAGGTGACTTTGAATTCATGTCTCAAGTAAATACAGTACAGGAAAACAACATGCACGGAACATCTAAAACATCTTACAACAAACTAGACAAAACTAAAATGATCATACGTCACTCTAAACAAGTAGACGAAACAGTGCCTGGTGCAAGATCAAGGAATATTGATGTTATATTCATTGAAAATGCAGTAGGTGAAAGATTCCGTTTTCCGTACAACTATCTACAAGGTGCTAGAGCCATGCAGATGCATGTGGCAAAAGGTGGCAATCCATATGATGCAATAGGCGAATCCATAATCACAAAAGTGCATGAAATTGCACAGTTAAGAAACTTCACCAAATATGCAGTATCAAAAGGACTGTTAGATGAAAACACGCAACCTTATATTGATGCCGCACAAAAAAAGATAGCAGAAGCAAAAAAAACTTTACATAGATTGCAAAAATCTACAACATATGAATCAGCTGCCGAAGAAGTAAAAATACAGAATGCTAACATAAGTGAAGAAGATCTAAGTGAACTCAAAAAATTATTCACAAAAGAAACTTTTGATGATTCGATTGTAGACGCATTTAGATTTTTACCAATTAATGAATTAAAACCAGCAGATGATGCATCAGATGATGGTGATATGGACAGAACTGATATCATGACAGGTTCTTCTACTGCATCAAAATATGCTTCTTATGTAGAAAAGTTTGTGAATAACCCAGAAAGCAGACTTATTCTTAAAAAAGACAGAGGCACAGACGAACTACAAAATAGTTTAAGATCACAACAAAAAGATTTAGAAACAAAATTAGGCACTATCATGAGAGACATTGCTTCAAGATTTCTTTCCGCAAATTCAGAAGATGATGCTGTAGCAAATTTTGCATCTGACATGGAACAACAACTATCAATGAGTGGTGAATTGTTTTCAAAACCAAATCCTGAAATGAAAAGATTAAAAGGCACAGCAATCCAACTGGCAAACATATATTTGCAAGACATGAAAAAGATTAAAATAGATGACGAATATGCAGATCAAGTAAGGAAATCACCAGAAGACATTAAGGCATTTAAAAATATCAAAGGGCAAGAAATAGACAAAGGCAAACTGGCAACACAATACAAGAGAAAATACAAAGACGAATCAGAACAGTTCGAAGCATGGATTGATGCAAGAGTAAGTGAGATGGAAATAAATCTTGACGATGAAGAAGTTAAACGCTCACAATATGCCAATCCCTTTGCCAATTAAAAATAATTCTTGACATAGATACAAGTTTCTGTATATAATACAGATATAGTGATAATACACACTAGGCAACAAAGGAGGCTTACATTATGGCAACACTAGCAGAAATAAGAGCAAAATTGCAGGCTCAAACATCAAAACCTTCAGGTGAAGGCGGCGACAATGCAATATATGCACACTGGAACATTCCAGAAAATTCAGAAGCAGTATTAAGATTTTTACCAGATAAAGATCATAACAATACATTTTTCTGGGTAGAAAGAGCAATGATTAAATTGCCATTCAACTCAGTAAAAGGTGATGCTTCTGCAGGTGCTGTACAGGTACAAGTGCCTTGTATGGAAATGTATGGCGATGCTTGTCCAATACTTGCAGAGGTTAGACAGTGGTTTAAAGACAAATCATTAGAAGATCTTGGTAGAAAATATTGGAAAAAACGTTCATATGTGTTTCAAGGGTTTGTAGTAAATTCGCCGCTACAAGAAGATGCAACACCAGACAATCCAATTAGAAGATTTATTATAGGTCCACAGATCTTTAATATTATTAAATCTGCACTAATGGATCCAGAAATGGAAGATCTTCCAACTGACTATACTAGAGGTGTTGACTTTAGAATCAACAAAACTACAAAAGGTGGTTATGCTGATTATTCAACTTCTAAGTGGTCAAGAAAAACTTCTCCACTTACTGCTGAACAGAATCAAGCCATCGAAGCACATGGTTTACACAATATGGGAGACTTCTTACCAAAGAAACCTACAGAAGTTGAACTTAAAGTGATGGAAGAAATGTTTAGAGCATCAGTAGATGGCGAGCCTTACGACGCTGAGAAGTATTCACAATACTTTAGGCCTGCTGGGTTAAGAGCACCTGCTACAGGAAGTGGTACAACTGCATTGCCAGTTACACCAACTCCAGCAACTCCGCAACCTCAAGCACAACCTCAAGTAGAAGCAACTCCTGCACCACAACCTGAATCACCAAGTAATTCAAAAGCAGAAGACATACTTGCTATGATTCGTGCAAGACAACAAAAATAAATCAATCGGGGGTAGAAATACCCCCGTTGACACACCCTTGTATAGAACATATAATAATAGAGAGGTATAAAATATGGTTAAACCATTTGACGTAACAAAATTTAGAAAGAGTATTACTAAGTCTATTGATGGCTTAGGTATAGGATTCAACGATCCTACTGATTGGATATCTACTGGCAATCATGCACTAAACTATTTGATATCTGGAGATTTTTACAAAGGCATTCCGCTAGGCAAAGTTACAGTATTTGCAGGAGAATCTGGCTCTGGTAAATCTTATATTTGTTCAGGCAATATTATAAGAGAAGCACAAGCACTAGGTATATTTGTCATTCTAGTAGATTCAGAAAATGCACTAGATGAAGCATGGCTCAAAGCCGTTGGTGTTGATACAGCAGAAGATAAACTGTTAAGATTGAGCATGAGCATGATAGATGATGTTGCAAAGACAATATCAAACTTTGTTAAAGAATACAAAACAGATTACGGTGATAAAGATCCTTCAGAAAGACCAAAAGTACTATTTGTATTAGACTCGCTTGGTATGATGATGACCCCGACTGATGTAGATCAGTTTAACAAGGGTGATATGAAAGGTGATCTAGGTAGAAAACCCAAGGCACTAACAGCACTTGTAAGAAATTGTGTTAACATGTTCGGTACTTTGAACGTGGGTATGGTAGCAACCAATCACACATATGCATCACAAGACATGTTTAACCCAGATGATAAAATATCAGGTGGACAAGGATTTGTATATGCATCAAGTATTGTGGTCGCTATGAAAAAACTTAAACTGAAAGAGGACGAAGACGGTAATAAAATTTCAGAAGTTATGGGTATTCGAGCCGCTTGTAAAGTTATGAAAACAAGATTTGCAAAGCCGTTCGAAGGAGTACAACTAAAAATTCCGTATGAAACAGGAATGGACCCATATTCAGGACTGTTGGACTTGTTTGAGAAAAAAGGTCTAATTCAACAGCAGGGAAATAGATTAAAATATACAACAATAGAAGGCAAAGAAATATTAGATTACAGAAAAGCCTGGGGCAAAGATAATTTAGAAATTGTCATGCAAGAGGTAAGTAATGGACTTATAAAGGAGCCAGTTGAACAAACTGTTGTAGAAGAAGATGGAGATGCAGATGCTAGTTGATACTTGGAATTTGATTAAGGCCTACGTACCTGCAAAAGACAAAGCCATTGTCGCAACAAGATTTGTAGATATTGCCATGGATAATGGCGTACTTGACGAAGACATACAAGAAATGATTGGCCACGACGATGAACTAGATGAAGCAATCCGTTATAGTCTTGATCTTGAAGAAGATGATGAAGAAGAACTGTATGAACGTTAATGAACTGGTTTTCACAAATAACTCAAAACATATCTAAAATCCCAGACGCTATTGCTTACTATGAAACAGAACTTGAGGTGGCTTCACACGAAGTAAAACTTCATGGCAACATAGAAAAACAATCAGCAACAATGCCTGGTGTTGTAGAATCACGATTTAGACAACTGCAAGAAGTTGAAGGTATACTGAAACATTTAGAAATACAACATCGAAGAATAAGAACCAAACACTATAAAAAATATTTAGAAAATTATCAACGTGCTCTTACATCACGTGATGCTGAAAAATATGCAGAAGGCGAAGACGAAGTGTGTGACTTCGAAGCCATAGTAAATGAATGGGCACTGCTAAGAAACAAATGGTTGGGTATTATTAAAGCACTGGATCAAAAACAGTGGCATATTACTAACATTGTAAAATTAAGAGTCGCTGGCATGGAAGATGCTAGCCTATAAAATTATCGCATAATTCGTATGTGAATAATAGTTGTGTTTTTTTTGCACAACAGTCATAGTCTATTAACACTGTATTTTATTAATCTTCTAGTATAAATTAGTACTGAGCGTAACAACAGTCTATAGGAGACACATGAAAAAACTAAACTACATAGAAAAACTAAACTACATTGCAAAACTTTTTTTTAACCTAAGCAAGATGATGCAATTAGGACAAATGAAAAATCCGGAAAAAGCATTCAAGTACATTGGTTAATGAAAGGAATACAATGGCCGAACAATTTAAGAAATTTAAGAAATTTAAGAAACTTAGTCGTATGTTTAGCAATATGTTGTTTAATAATCCTGATCAAGGTATCGAACACTTTTGCAGAACCGAATATGGGACTGACTGGTATTGGGCGTACAGCGAACTTAAAAAACGAGGAACACCCCCAAAACATTATCGCATCTAAAGAGATAAAATGACAAAAACTAAAGATTACAAAAATTCTATCCTAAATCCACTCAGAATAAAATTTGCTGGCACAATCAAACCAGTCAACAAGAGCAAAAGAGTAGGGTGAAGGAAGAGACTTACACCAGCAAGAGTTGGGGGCAGGCTTGGAGAATGTATAACAACATGACTAATTTAGGTTACAATCCAAAATGCGTAACACATGACACACACTATGA